CGGTGCAGAAAACCAGCGGCGTGAATGCCGAAGCCAAGCAGCACCGCGAAGCCAAAGAGGCGGCGGAAGCGAAGCTGAAGGCGTTTGACGGCATTGAAGACGCGGCAGCGGCCTTGAAGGCATTGGAAACGGTCAAAAACTTGGACGACAAGAAACTGATTGATGCGGGCGAGGCGGAGAAAGTCAAAGCTGAAACCGTGAAGCTTTACGAAGAGAAGCTGGCCGCCGCCAACGCCGATGCCGAGAAAATCCGTTCCCAATTTCATGCCGAACTGGTGGGCGGCAGCTTCGCCCGATCCAAAGTGATTGCGGAAAAGCTGGCTATCCCCGCCGATGTGGCGCAGGCATTCTTCGGGCGGCATTTTTCCGTGTCGGAAGACGGGAAAATCGTGGCTAAAGATGCGAACGGCAATGAAATTTTCAGCCGTGTAACGCCCGGGGCGAAAGCGGGGTTTGACGAGGCACTGGAAAGCCTGATTGATGCTTACCCGAATAAGGACAGCATCTTGAAAGGCAGCGGCGCGAGCGGCAGCGGTGCGACACCAAGCGGCAGCAATGGCAGCCGGACGATGAGCCGTGCCGATTTTGAGGCCTTAGACCCTGCTTCACGCATGAAGGCCTTGCAGGATAAAACGCAGATTATTTGATTTATATGGAGTTTTTAAATGGCAACACAAAATACTTTAACAGGTTTGATTCCTACCCTTTATGCCGCGCTGAACGTGGTTTCGCGCGAAATGGTGGGGTTGATTCCCGCTGTGAACAGAGACAGTTCGGCTGAACGTGCCGCCGTCGGTCAGGTTGTCCGCAGTCCGATTGCGGCGGCGGGAGATTTGGAAGACATTGTGCCGGGCGAACAGCCGAAAAACAGCGGCGGCACAACGGTCGAATATGCCGATGTAACCATTGAGCATTCTAAGGCTGCGCCGATTTTATGGAACGGTGAGGAGCGTCTTGCCGTCGGCGATACCGGGCAATACAACGCAATTCTTGCCGACCAGTTTGCCGACGGTATGCGCAAACTGGTTAATGCGATGGAGCAAAGCATCGCCGTCAAGGCTTTGGCGGGCGCAAGCACAGCGTATGGTACGAGCGGACAAGTGCCGTTCGGTACGGCAGGCGATTTGTCCGATTTCGCGGGCGTGGCGCAACTGCTGGACGAGAGCGGTGCGCCGGTGGGTGACCGCCAGCTTGTTTTGAATAGTGCGGCAATGGCCAACCTGCGCGGCAAACAGTCGGTATTGTTCAAAGTGAATGAAGCAGGGACGGCGGATATGCTGCGTAACGGCATGACCGACCGCGTACAGAACTTTGCCCTTCGTTATTCCGGCGGCATCCGTCAGCATGTTGCCGGTGGAGGCAGCGGTTACGTCTTGAACGGCGCGGCTGCGGCAGGCCTGAAAGGGTTGGCTTTGAAAACCGGTACAGGCAAGCTGAATGCGGGCGACATCGTTACCCTTGGCGGTGTGAAATACATTGTCGGTAAGGATGTGAACAGTGCGTCCGACAAATTGATGTTGAATGCCGGTTTGTTGAAAGCCGGTACGGATGGTTCTGCATTGACTCCTTTCGGTAACTTTACGCCGAATTTTGCTTTCGACCGCAACGCTATCGTGCTTGCCTCCCGCGCCCCTGCTTTGCCTGACGGCGGCGATAGCGCGGATGATGCAATGACGTTGACAGACCCGGTAACTGGTTTGAGCTTTGAAGTCCGCATCTACCGCCAATACCGCCGCGTGAAATACGAGGTGTCCATGGCGTGGGGCAGTGCGGTGGTCAAACCCGAACATCTGGCGGTGCTGGCGCACTAATTATTATCAGGCCGTCTGAAATTCAGGCGGCCTTTTTAGGGGTATTAACATGGTCAAAATTCAGAAAAACGGCGAATTTTTAACGGTACATGAAAGTGTATTGGCCGAACATGAGCAGTTGGGTTGGGTGTTTGTTGAGGATGTTATAGAGGATGGGCAGCCTGGCGACGATTTGTCCAAACTGACGGTTGAAAAACTAAAAGAAATGCTGGATGCGGCAGGTATCGAATATCCCGCAGATGCGAAAAAGGCCGATTTGTTGGCCTTGCTGGAAGCGGTAAATGCGTAATGCCTATCTGACGGTTGCCGAGGCGGATGCCTATCATGAAGCCCGCCCGAGCAAGGCGAAATGGCAGGCGGCGGGAGACGGCAAGGCCGGGCTTTTGGTGGCCGCATCCGATTATTTGGATGCAATGTTCGGCCTGCCGCCCGATTTGATAGCGTCGATGCGCGGCAGCGGGGAAATACCGCCCGCTGTGCAAAAGGCTGTGGCCGAGCTGTCTTTAATCGGCAATTTGATTCAAGGCGGCGGGCAGGCGGAGCAAAAGAGCCTGACCAAAGGCGGCATGACGGCATCTTACGGCGGCAAGTCGGAACATGCGGAACGGCTTGCCTATGTCCGGCAGTTGTTGAAGCCGCTTGTCGGACGCTCCATCCGCAATGTGCGGATTAAACGCGGCTAGTCTTTCAGACGGTCTGAAAACGGAGGTGTGTATGTTGGTAAAACTGAAAGCCCCAGAAGGAATCACGGATGTTTCCTTCGGCGGGGTAAATTATGCCGTGGAGAACGGCATAGTAGAGGTAGCCGAAGAGGCGGTGCAGTATCTGCATCAGTATGGTTTTGTCGTGCCTGCGGGCGATAAGCCGTCTGATGCGCGGCCGAAACAGGCGGAAAAGGCTGATGCTTAAATTCGAGATGGTCGGTGATTCGGAAATGCGGGCGGCTTTGGCTGGTTGCAGCAAGAAGATAGACGATGAAATCAAGAGCAGCATGGCTTTTGTGGTATTGCGCCTGCAAAAGCAGGTCAAGACGCACAAGCTGTTGGGGCAGGTTTTGAACCGCCGCACGGGCAATCTGCGCGACAACATTGTCCGCGACAGTTGGCAGGACGGCGGCCTGACGGTCGGCGTGGTCGGCATTGCTTCGGGTGCGCCGTACGGCAAGCTGCATGAATACGGCTTTTCGGGTGCGGTATCCGTGCCCGCGCATGTGCGGCAGGCCAAGCAGGCTTTCGGGCGGCGGCTGAAAACGCCGATTAACGTCCATGTTTCGGCACATACGCGGCGCGTGAGGTTGCCGGAAAGGTCGTTTATGCGTACCGCCTTTGCCGATATGCTGCCTTTCATCCGTCAGGAATTTGAAGCGGCGGCGAAACGGGGGCTGAGATGGTAAACCGCGAAAAAATCTATGACGCGCTGTTCAAGAAGTTGAAACAAGTGGGAGGCATCGTAACGTTTTCCCGCCGCCTGCGGCATTGGGACGAGGTGGAGGCTTATGAACAACCCGCCCTGTTCCTGTCGCCGGTATCGGAAACGGTCGAGCCGAGAAGCGGTCAGGACAGCCGCTATCTGATGCGGGCGAACGTGTATCTGTATGTGTATGCGGAAGACGCGCCGTCCGAGCGGCTGAACGAGTGCTTAGATAGGCTGTTCGTCGTCTTGAATACCCCGTCGCCGATTACCGGCCAACCGTCTTTGCCGGTGGAAGGCGTGGCGTATTGCCGCATAGAAGGCCATGTAGAACTGGATGAAGGATTGTTCGGCAATCAGGCTTTTGCCTTGGTGCCGGTGATGATTTTAGTAACGGATGCTGTCTGAAAAACGGCTTTTTTTGAAAGGAAATGTCATGCAACTGACTTTCGGCGCGGGCGAGGTGTTCGCGCAAATGATTACGGATGCCTACGGCAACCGCGTACAGAATGCAACGCCCGTGCGAATCATGGGTTTGCAGGAGATGTCTGTCGATTTGTCGGCGGAATTGAAGGAGTTCTACGGTCAGAACCGCTTCGCATTGGCCGTGGCGCAAGGCAAGGTTAAGGTATCGGGGAAATTTAAGGGCGCGTTAATCAACGGCCTTGCCCTGAATACCCTCTTTTTCGGCGCGGAATTTGCCACCGGCACGATGAAGGCACTTTGGGCGGATACCGTAGGCAAGGCCATTCCTGCCAGCGGTGCTTACACCATTCAAGCCGCCGCGCCGAACGGCGGTACGTTTGTCGAAGACGCGGGCGTGATGGGTGCGGACGGCACGGCATACATCAAGGTCGCCGCTACCCCTGCGGCGGGGCAATACACGGTATCTGCGACAGGTTTGTACACTTTTGCCGATGCGGATAAGGGCAAAACGGTTTATCCGAGCTTTACCTACACCCAAGTCATGCCGTCGGCGAAGAAAATCGAGCTGTCTAATATGGCGATGGGTAATACGCCGACGTTCCAGTTGAAATACCTGACGCAGTTCAAAGGCAAAAAAGCCTTGCTGGAACTGGAAAGCGTAACCAGCGGCAAGCTGGGCTTGTTCTCGACCAAAAACGATGACTTTTCCGTTCCCGAAATCGACTTTACGGCGCAAACCGATGATACGGGCTTTAAAGTCGGCACGTTGTGGATCCAAGAGTAATGATGCAGGCCGTCCGAAAGGGCGGCCTTTTATTTGACCCGAATGAAGGAAGAAAAATGACCGTACGGATTAAAGGCGTAACCGTTGAACTGAACGGCACAAATTACATTATCCCACCGATTGCGCTTGGCGCATTGGAGCAACTGCAAAGCCGTATCGGCGAGTTTGACGGCAACGTCCAAGATGCAAAACAAATCTCTACCGTTATCGACTGCGCCCATGCCGCGCTGAAACGGAACTATCCCGAAATGACGCGCGAAGAAGTGGCCGATTTAATCGACATTGGCAACATGGGCGAGGTATTTGCCGCCGTGATGGATGTATCCGGCCTGAAACGCAAGGAACAGGAAGCCGCCCAAGCGGGGGAAGCGCAGGCGGCGGGCTGAATTTCGGCGACATGATTGCCCACGTCTGCGCTTCTACGGGGTGGACGTGGGATTATGTGGCCGAGAACATCGACCTGCCGCGCATCGGGCATTTAAGCAACTATTGGCGCAACCATCCGCCCGTGCATATCTTGGTAGCGTCCTATATGGGCATCAGGCCGTCTGAACAGCCGAACGAGGCAGACGAGGCGGAGGCGGTCAATATGCTTGGCGGCAATACGCTATCGGAAGAGGAATTTAACGCCTTACTGAAAGCGAAAGGAATCATCTAAATGGGCAATGCGGTTTTCCCCGCGCTTCCCGGCTTGAAGTGGGGAGCGAAAAAAACACCCGTATGGAGCACGAATATTCAAAAGTCGGCCAACGGGCGCGAGTTGCGGGCGGCGTATTACAGCTATCCGCAATGGCGGTTTTCGCTGTCTTTTGAGGTGTTGCGGACGAGGGCGGCAATTAACGAATTGGAACGGCTGGCCGGTTTCTTTAATGCCCGTCGCGGCAGTTTTGAAAGTTTTTTGTACGAAGACCCGACCGACAATACTGTAACCGACCAGCTTGTCGGCAACACGGTAACGGGCGTTACCCGCTATCAGCTGGTGCGGTCGTTCGGCGGCTTTGTCGAACCTGTTTTGGCAGTGAAGGACAGGCCGGCCGTCAAGGTGGGCGGCAGACTGCTGACTTACGGGCGGGATTATGCCGTTACCGATAAGGGCGTTTTGGTGTTGAACGCGCCGCAGGCGGCAGGGCAGCCGATTACATGGTCGGGCGGTTTTTATTTCCGTGTGCGGTTTATGGCCGATACGGTGGATTTCGAGAACATCATCGGGCATTTGTGGGCGGCTAAGAAAATTGAGTTTGTGAGCGTGAAGTTATGAAGACGGCGACAAGGGAACTGATTGATTTGCTGCACGGCAGCGATGAATTTCTGATGGCGGACTTATTCAGGATTACGCTCTCAAACGGCCAAATATTGCGGCACACGAACGCGGATATGCCTGTTATTTGGGATGGGCAGACCTATGAGGCGCACAAGCTGATTATCAAACGCGGGGCTACGCGCGTGGCCGTCGGCTTGGATGTGGACTCAAACACGTTGGAGATTGCCGCAGAACCCGATTACAGGCTTGAAGGCCTGCAATGGTCGGAGGCGGCTTTGGGCGGCGCATTGGACGGCGCACGGGTGGTCATCGAACGGATATTTTTCAGCGATTGGGCAACGCCTGTCGGCGCGGTGGTCATCTTTTCCGGCAGGGTGTCCGACGTATCGGGCAGCCGTTCTGCGGTCAAAGTGGATGTGAAATCGGACATCGAGCTTTTGAATGTGTCCAGCCCGCGCAACATCTATCAGGCCGGCTGCATGAGGACGCTGTATGACGGCGGCTGCAAGGTCAATCGTGAGAAATTCACGGTCAACGGCCGTGTTGCGGCGAACAGTGCGACAGGAACGGAACTGGCGTGCAATCTGACGCAGGCGGACGGCTGGTTCAATCAGGGTGTGATTAAGTTTACGAGCGGGCGAAATGCCGGATTGAGCCGCACGATCAAGGAACATAAAAACGGCAGGTTGTCGTTTGCCTTGCGCCTGCCTTTCCCGCCGCAGTCGGGCGATGTGTTCAAAATTTATCCGGGCTGCGACAAGCGGCAGGAAACCTGCGGGAAAAAGTTTGACAACATCGTGCATTTTCGCGGCTTCCCGTATATCCCCGCCGCTGACACGATTACTTAAGGAGGCCGTCTGAAACGGCGAAACCCCGTGATGGGTGGAATCATCACGGGGTTTCTTGTTTTGTTGGAGGGATTTACCCCGTCAAACCTGATGCGTGAGGCACGGAATCATATTGTCCTCATACGGCATCGAAACATAGCTCAACGCATGGCGGTAAATTTTCCCGTTCCGCACCGTTACGGCGTAGTGGGCATCCCGTTTCAAATCGAACGGGATATTGGCCTGACTGGCAAACAGCTTCGGCACGGTTTCCAGATTCACGGCTTCGGCTTCGCGGTATTGCGCCCCTTTTTCTACGGCCACCCGCGCCATCAGACTCAATACTTCGGGAAACTGTTCGGGCGGCACGTCTTTGTAGCCGACCTTGAATTTCGATTTGACCGCGCTCCACAGGGTAA